TTTCAATCCAAAGTTTAGCACCACATTTTCTTGGTTTATCTGGACTATAAACCATACGCGATGGACCTTTAATATCAACTTCCATACAATACTTAACTACACCATTTTCTTCAACACGAATGACAGGCTCTTGTTTATTATGTTTTGCATTAGCCTGTATAATGTTTCTATTGATGTGTATAATTATCACTCTACTGCCAATGCCTCTGAATAAAGATCAACAATAGTTTTTTCTAACTTTACTTTGTTGATTACATTTTCATCAATTAGTTTTATTTGACTTTTAAAAATATCAAGTGTTGATTCGGCTTCATTTACTATTTCAGAATCATCTGTAACAGTAAGGTTGAGATGATCTTCTACTATCTGAATATCTGAAGGATTTGCTTTTTCTAGATTATCGATAAACATGTCGAACCAATAAGGATTATTCTTGCTAGAAACAATTACCTTTATTAGTTTACTCTTATATTGATTAAAGTCAAGTTTTAAAATGTCCGTTATTGTTTTATTTTGATCATCATACCATACTTTCTCGAACATATTATATGGATTACGAACAAATTCTATTTCCCTCGTTTGAGTATCGAGTATATGAAATCCCCGATCATCCCCATAATCACTCCAAGTAAATTGACTATGTGAACCCAAATAACATATGTTACCAGAAGAAGACTTATGATGGTAATGCCCACTACAAACCAAATCAAATCTATCAAACATATTAGGATCGTCACCATGTGTCGAAACGGATCCCCTAAACATTTCGAAACCCAAAATTTCAAGATGTCCCAAAACGATTTGTGCTCTAGTTGCTGATATTTCTTTTTCTGTTCCATTTCTGTTTTCTTCGTTAATCCAAGGTAGATAAAGAATTGGTGTTCCATCTTCTTGCAAAACAGTAGTAGCTTCTGTGAATATCCTTACGTTTTTATATCTTTCGTCAATCAATTCTGTCAAAGCATTTATACTGTTTGTATTTTTATAATACACGTCATGATTGCCTGCAATAATATCCATAGAAACTCCCATAGATTGTAAAGGAGCAAGGAAATCGTTACGGAGACGCGAGGCAGTTAAAAAATTAATATATTTGCGGCGATCTACAATGTCGCCAAGATGAATAACATTAGTGATATTTTCAGAACGAATCCTAGGAAAAAATATATCATCTAGAAATTTTTTTGTATTATCATGAAACACAACATTATCATTCCGAATACCCCAATGAGTATCCGTTATCAAAGCAATTTTCATACTATACCTTTTCTACTAAATTATCATCAATAAATTTTTCAAGACCTGTTTTAGTTTTCTTTTCAACTTTAACCAATTTACTTTCAAAACTTTTAATAATATCAGAGGAATATTCGTTGCTATAACTTTTCTTTGTTATAGCCATTTCATCATTTAAATCGTCCAGCAAATTTGTATGTTCAAAGTTTTTATGTTTTATATAAGACTGTTTCTTTTCTTTAGTTATTCTACGTATAAAAGCATTCCATGCAATTTGTGTAAAATAAGCAAATGGATTTTTTGATTTATCTGGATCAAAACTATGAGCAGCAGAAACACAATTTTCAATGGCATCTGCTACCATTTCATCTCTATATGAGTATCCCATAAAATTTGGTTTTGTAGAAAGCTTATTACATATCAGTAGAAAACATTCACCAACATATCTAGGAATTTGTGGCAAATTTTTACCTTCTGCTGCAGCTTGTTCTGTTTTCTCTTTAAATTTTACCATTTCTTCATAAAGTGTTTTATTATTTACATAATGTTGTTTTCTTGGCTTCTTAGTTATCATTTTATGCCTTCAAATCTATTTTATAAATTTTATATGGAAATCCTTCTTCTTTATATATTTTCATTCTTTCTATGAAATGGAAAAAGGTATGGTTTCTAAATTTTAAATAACTAAAATCATCAGCAATATCATATAGTCTAGAACTTAATTTTGTTTCTGATTTACGTAGTCCACGACCAATAGATTGTAAATTTCTCACCCTGGATTTTGAAGGACTAGCAAATACAATGTTATGCAAATTACGAATATTGACGCCTGTGGAAAAAGTTCCATAGCTAGCAACGATAATAGCGTCGGTTTCTTGTTCAACAATTTTTCTGATTTTCTCACGTTCTTCACCCTCTACTGATCCTGATACAAAAAACACTTTTCTATCAGTTGCATTGTTTATCAAATCGAACAAAACTTTACCATGTTTTTCAACGAACTGGAACAATAATAGCGTATTTCCTTTTAAAGATAAAGTTAAATTTTTGATGAAATTGTTTCTTTCTGGAGATGTTACTATCCAATTTATCTCATCTTTATAATCAAATGTTTTTATAAGTTTACATGTATCTTCAGGATATTTTAATACTAGTGCCTTAATAGTAAAATCGGCTAGATGTTTTTGTTCAATCAAATCAGAAGTTGTTGTTACCTTTTTAGCAGCACCAAACAATCCTTCAAGCACTAATCTGTTTGTTTGTGTTCCATCCAAAGTTCCAGTAAATCCAAATCTTAATCCACAATTTTCTAATTTTGTCATAATAGTTGTCAACGATTTTGCTTTAAAAAGATGTGCTTCATCTCCTATTACCACATTGAATGAATCAAAAAATGATTTGTTAAGTTTATAGATTGATTGCCATGTAGATATTGTTACAGGCTTGCCATTATTTTTTTCTTGACCAGAATATATCTGATGTACCATTTTTTCAGAATCATATCCATAATCTTTAAAATCACCTGCTAACTGTGCAACAAGCGAAGTGGTAGGAACGATAATTAATATCCTGCAGTTTTCTAATATTTCTTGATAATATCTTACCAACATGTATATGATAAGAGATTTACCTGAAGCAGTTGGCGATAAAAGTATCGCTCTTTTATTTCTTACAGCATGATTGAATGCTTTTAACTGATAATCTCTGGCTTCAAATGGAAGATTTAAACTTTTAGCAAATTGTTCGGTTTCATAGAGAGAAAATTCTTCAGAAGTAAATTTGTCTTCATATTCTATTTCATAGTCGCGTTCACGAGCAAATCTTTCAACATATGGTAACAACCCAGTATATATTGTTTGTGTCAATATGTTATATAAACGAATTTTACCATCCCAAACTTTATTTCGATAAGCTGGCATGTACTTTGCGCCTGGAACTGCAAAGGTGAAATAATCGTTCAATTCACCAGCAATTCCAGGCTCGCAATATACTTTAATGTATGCTTCGTTTAGTTTTTTTATTTTAAGATCCATTATGCTCCCATCGAAAACTTAGTCCACTCGACTGCAGTTTTTATCAAGTATCCTCTATTCATAACAGTTTTAATTATTGATTCTAGCAACTCAATTTTTTCCATTTGAATGCCAATTTTCAAATTCATACGTATAATATCTTCATCAGCATCCATATACATCGGTATATCTGCTTTAAGAATCATTCCCTTTGGAGGCAATTTCCAGTGTTCAGGAGTTTCTTTATTTGGACCTTGAGTATAAAACTCATGTTTTTCTAGTTTTAATTTTTTTAAATCTGTTTCATATTTTTTCAATAACAATTTTTCACTAGAATATACTTGAAAATATTTATGATGGAGTTTGGGGATCTTTAAAGCTTCTTCTCCAAGCTCTGTTTTATCAATAACACTATCAAGTTTCCAAGCTTCAAATATTTCTTCAAGCTTCATCACAATCTCCAAATATAAAACACATTATATAATATAACCTATTTTGTGGAAAAAGTAAAGTATAAATTACAATTTATTTACATCAAAATACGAATATTTAAAAGAAGCTGTTGTTGTAACAAAATTAACATTCTGATCTGTAGATTCGAAACTTATCTGTCCTAGCTCTACAGGAAAAGCATTAGAGAAAACAATTTCATAATTTGGATTTTTAAGACCATCCATTACAATAACAGATATATCTGAAACCAAAGATTCTCCACTAGCTGCAGCATTTGATTTTAATGCAGCATATGCAGTTTGATTGAATGGATAACCAATAGCAACTAACCAATTATAAATTTCCAAATAATTAGTCATACTTTCATCAATTTTAAATGTAACATTAAGCTGACCAAAATCGATATGACTAGCAGAAATAGGAAGTCTTAACTGTGGGCTAGGAGTGTCAATGTAATCTAGAGTAATATTAGGTATAGATATTTTTTGTACAAAGAACTCAGTAAATGGAGCTCTTTTGAGTATGAATGCGAAGTTAATCGGATTCAAGAAATTCTTATTAGTAGGAGTAAAATCCATTGCAGTAGTAGTTTGCACAGCCATATTATTTCCTCACATTAATGATTATACCTATTTAGTTTGCAAAAGTCAAGCAAAAAATGGGAGGACATTTCTGCCCTCCACTAGTTAGCAAGTTGATCTTGCTGTTTTAATTTATTTATCTTTAACATA